TATCCCCACTATCTGTTACTCCCCACCCAAAATAATTGTTAGGAGAGTCTTTAGGGTAATATCTTGCCCAACCACCTTCTTGTGCAGATAAGGCCAAGGCCATATATGGGTCTAAACCATATTCGTATGCCTTAGAGGCGATCAGAGCCGCTTTGTCAGCCTGTTCTGGGTGTCCTACTGATGTATACCAATCAGAAGCAAAAGCTCCAAAGTCAGGAACACTAGCTTCTGGTTGCACAGCCCCAGCAACCTCTCCATAACCGCTGCTGGTTGGTTCGGTTGGATACCCAGTTTCTGGATACATTCTAAAATTTGCCCCGCCAAGTGCGTTGTCTATAATTTCCTGTGGTACCATACCTTCATCATACATTGATTGCATAATATCTGGATACTCTGGTCTACCCATCATGTCACCAATGCCATAACCACGCGCGCCTACATATGCCCTCTCTTCTTGGGCGTCCCTATTAATAAACGGAATTTTGTTTAGCAACCCCTCCTTTATATATTCTCCAAGATATGGGTTCTCCCTTAGTTGTGATATAAAATTTCCTATTGACATACTATAAATGACTTTTTACCCAAGTTAAAATTGTTTCTATTATTGGAATTGCATTAACAAGTGTTGTTATACCGATTATCCCAAAAAAGAACTTCATATTAGAATAAAAAGTTATCATTTTCCCCAATGCAACCAGTTTACTCTCTTTTTCTCCTGGATCGCACTCCGACATATCTTCAAACCATTTTATGGCTGGCTCTGCTCTTTCCACAATCTTGAGGTCTGTGTTCCTCTTAGCATATAAATAAGCAAAACTAGCCTTCCATTTTAAAGTTTCATCCTCGCTTACACCGTCCTCACCTAACAATATTCTTTCTAGTCTTCCCAAAATATCTTTGTTTTGTGTTGATACTTGCCTTATCGCCGAGATTTCTGCCACTAGATCTTTAAGTATCTTCATGCTCTCCTCTCTAGCTATGGCTCTTACCATCGTCTCTGTTAATGGTTTTGTAGCACTCGCCATAGTTATCTCCTTTCATTATTTAAAATTAAATTTATTTAATAACCGTATCCTAAATTTCCAATATCATCCAAAGAACCGTATCCGCTTCCACTAGGCATTTCTCCTCCATACAAGCTCTGCATTTGAGAAATAAGACTTCTTAATCTTGAAAGTTTCTCTTGTGCACTCTCTGGGGTGTCAGTCAAATCAGGAATCAAATTAACAGCCCTTTCTATGTCCTTATCCGTCAAAACTCCCACCTCACCAAGCGCTCTTGATATTCTAGAAACAAAACCCTTCCTTGCCGTTGAATAAACACCAGCGTCTGACGCTGGTACAACAGCTCCATAACCCTTGTTTAAGGTTCCACCAATAGCCGCTCCAACTTCTGAATCTGATAAGTTTAATCCACTTACCATATTTTCTATTTCATCAACAATATTTATGGCGCCCTGCATTGCAATTTGTTCTTTACTCATTTCCGCTGGAGCATTTTGATCTACCAGTGCCTTTGCAAGACTTAATGCTTCACTTTCACTAGCTCCTGGCATCATTCTTAGAGCATCTCTTAGTCCGTCTTGAATAGTGTACTCACCCTGTGCTTGTCCAGAAAACGCGTTCAAATTCATAAGCCCTGTATTTGGATCATAAAATTGTGAATAATCTGTATTATCTTGAACACCCTGTTTCAAACTTTCACTACCAGTCAAATCTTCCTCTGGCATTGTATTAGCCTGTACGCCAGAGACTGGCCCTGTAAATAAGCTTTGATTGAACTTGCTCAATATATTTCCACTGAATGGTGCACCTTTTGCGGCTTGTTGCGCGGCAGAAGAGTTCTCTGCCATCTTGCTTAATAATCCAGTTGGTGATCCAAGCCCCTTTCCAATTTTAGATACAATCCCTTTTCCTCCTCTAGCAGAAACATCTGCTACAGGACCAAACAATTCACCAGTAAGTGGTAGCTCAACACCAACAACCCTCATCCCTCTTTTTGCAGAAGAGGCCAATCTGTTCATTGGACTTTCGGCTGTCTTCATAACACTATACAAAGCCTTTGGTTTAGCAAGTTGTGGTGCAAGTGCATTGACTTGCCCAGCCTTTGTTTCCAACCCCTCAACAAGTATCTTTCTCATTGTTTCCCTTGCTATGTCGGCAGCTTCTTTTTGTCCACCCTGTCCAGCAAGTTTCTCAAACCCACCACTCATACTTTCAATTGCCCCAATAACATCGTCTAAGCCCCTTGCTGAAAGGTTTCCAGCGTCATCTGACATTTTAGCTATTTCCTTTGTAACCCTTTGAACAACCTCTGATTTATTTTTACCACTAAGTGTTTTCAAGCTTTCTTTGACAGCGTCCTTAACAACCTTCCCACTTACCTTTCCAGAAGAAGCCTCTATTATTTCACCTATATTCTTACCAACCGCCTCCTGTAACGTTGCCAAGCTTTGCGCCTGTTGCGTTCTTGTTGCATAAGGGAGTTTATACTCATCAAACAACCCTTGAATTAACTCAGCCGCTTCTTCGGCCTTTCTTATACCACCAAGCTTGTCTATTGTTCCAGGCTCTTGCCCAAACAAATCCTTAACAGAAAGTTGTTTTCCTTTGTTATTAAATAGTTTCTGTCCTATCTTAGAATTTGCAATACCATATCCAACACCACCAGCGATTCCACCAAAAGCGGCACCACCAAGTGTTGATCCCAATTCCTCTCCCCTTGCACTACCACCGTATCCACCCATCGCACCAGAAAGTGCTCCAGTTCCTATCGCCCCGCTAAGCCCAGAACCAACTCCAGGCATCATCATAGAGCCTACAATTGCAGCATCTTTTAGGGCCCTATCGTAATCTAACAAGCCAGCCATTTCTGCGTCTTCAAGAGCTATTGGTTTGTAGTTTCTAACCTTATCATAAGCAGCCTGGGATTTTGCAATATCTTTTTGAAACTGTATATTTCTTGGATCATTTCTAAACGCAGCAGACCCACCATTATTTGCGAAATCTAATAGTTCTTGTTGCGTAAAAATTGGGGCCTCAACCCTATTTACACTAAAACCCTTCTGGGCTATATTACCAAGCTCAATAAGATCTCTTACTGGTCTAGTAACAAAATTGTATGTATTTTTTAAGAATCCCATGTTTTCAATAATTTAATTTATTTTTTAGACAGCGTTGACAATCCTCCATAACCAGTGCCAGTTAGATTAAACGTTCCTGAGCCACTTGTCTTATTGGTGTATTTACTTAGTGGGTTGTTTGGGTCAAACAACAATTCTGTTGATTGCCCACCCTTTGGTGTGTTTCCAAGTTGTACCCACAAAGATTCCGAATCTAATTTAATACCATTAGCTTTTGCGTAATCCATAAGTTGCGAGTGAATGGCATCTATATTGAAGTTCGCTGGTTTGTTAGGTGAGAATCTGGTTGCCTTTGCTGTTGCTATGGCATTTTTTAACACGGTATTAGGATCTTCACCAGTTCCACCCCCGTTTTCCCCATTATATACTATGGTTGTTCCGCCACCACCACCACCGCTTCTTGAAGCTATATATCTTTGCAACTTCATCTGCTCTTCAAATTGTCTTATGCTCTCCTCATATTGTTTCTTTGCAAACCATCTATCATAAGCGTCTTTAGCATTCTGCCTATTTACATTCCACTGTTCCCATGTATCACCAATCAAATTCTCCATGCCAGCCCTTCTAGTATCTAACACACCCCTTGCAGTTCTAGCAGCGGCACTTTTTAGCGCCACATTTTGGCTAGCAGAATTTAATCTAGCTAGTGGGTCCATTTGGTCTGCGCCAGTACCCATTCCATAACCCGTATTAAAGGAGTTATAAAACGTTGGCATACCAGCGGTTTCATAACCATGAACAAGCTCTAATTCTGGCCTCAAGTCTTCATAAGCTCCAGAAATAGCCTTTCTTATAGTTTCTTTTGCGTTTGCATCGTTTTCATATGCTTTTAATGTTTGCTCTGGGTCCATATTTTTAATATCTAATATTAGTTCTATCTGGGTTTAATAACTTCTCATCTGTTTGTACCAAATCACCATAAAGTTGCCCAGGTTTTCTAAATGGTGTCCCATATCCTCCAAAGAATCCCTTTAAGTTAATAGGATTATATATGTATTTATATTGATTATCATAAGCCGAATTGTCTACTCCATATCCAGTTAAATCAAATTCGTCTAAAGCCCAATCTGCAGGTGTTGGAGAGTTCATATAACTATCCATTTCTGCATTGTACCAGTCAGTATAATTAGCCTTTTGAGCCTGTACGTAGGCATCCACTGCGGCCTTTCTCTCTGATTCCACCTGATCTAAGGTCTTAACCATGTCTGTATTGGTTTGCCCTACCCTATAAGCACCGCTTGCGCTTGCGCTTCTCATAATCTCTCTTAGAGCCTCATTTGCTCTTCTGTAATAAGTAGGACTTACCTGTTGCTCACCAAACTGTGTAAATGCAGCGGTTGGAGTAATTTCATCAAGTGTTCCAAATCTCTTAGCGAATTGATCTCTTGTTGGGATTTCAGCTACAACTGGATCTACCAAATCTTTTGATGGTGGATTGTTTGTTGGGGCTGGAGTAGTCGTCTCGCTTGTTGTGGTCGAAGCTGTCTTATATGGAATCTTTTCACCAGAATATATAAGGTTTGGATTTCCACTTCTACTACTAGATTTCCAACTATTCCAAAGTTCTTGCCAAGATCCGTAACCGAGGCTTTTGTAAATTTTACTTAAAGAGTCACCGCTCTTTACTGTATATGTACTTGCCATTACCACCTCCTATGTTTAAATCTTAAAACGTCACTCCTAGATATTTTAAGGCGGAATGGCTGGTCAGCATTATCCTGTCTTTCGGAGTGTTTCATATTTACAATTTCTTGTTCAAAAATGGTCCTATTTCTCATAGCCCTCTCGTCCTCTCCTAGTTTTAGAAGGGCCTTAACAGAAGCCCCATAAGGAATTATATAGTGATATTCACTAGGAAGTCTTTGTGGATAATCTGTATCCTCTGTTAAAGAAGCTGGTCTTTTAAGATATATAATCTTTAATCCTGAATCTCCTGTTGTCGTGTGTGTGGGAATACAGTCCTCTGGAAACTCTATTGCGTTTGTATAAACACCATCCACTAAAACATTTCTCCTTATGTATCTTGGAGCATCCTCTGGAACTTCCTCGTTTCCTGTTTGGTAAAATTCTGTCTCATCAAGAGGATATGCCCTTGTCAACTTGTCGTCAGTACTATTAATTAATACGTAAACAGCAGAAACTGCAAGTAAATTGTTGGCGTCCCCACCAAACGGATATACCGCCTGATCTTCAACTATGTCTCCTTCTGCTGTTGTTGTCAAACCCTCTGGATACCTCAAGGCGTATTCTCTATAAAGTCTAAGAGTTGCCTCGTTTATTAATCTGTTAGCTTCAGTTGTTGTTATGATTGTAGAAGCGAAATCACCACTCGTGTCCGTCTGATTGATTATCGACCCCAAATCGTTTCTTAATTCTGATAGAGTCATATTTTCAATCCTTTATTTATGTTATATATTTTCATATTTTTTCTAATTAGTCAAGTATTATAAAAGCCTAAACAACACAAAAAACCTCCAAGCTATACCCAAACACAAAAAGTATTCTATGTTAATGATTACATATACAATAATCATTGTAACGATAACCAATAACAATCCTTTTATAGCGCCACTCATTTTTAATTTAACTAAATTTAACTCGTAGAATAGCTTGTTAACACCCCATCTTCAAAAACCATAGTATGAGTTGTTAATCCATCTCCATCTAAAATTTCTACAGTGTCAGATATTCCACCTCTTAGTAATATCCAGTTAGATCCATCAAAATATGCCATACAGTCCTCATCTGTTACATAAACCTGGGTACCCTCTGTTATTGGCAAAATACTATCTCCATAAAGACAATTAACCCCTATATAATCAATATATGTTGTATCTGTGTCAAAATATGCTTTTGTAACAATTTCTATACCAGTTAAGATTTGTGTAGAGGTAATCGTGAAACCAAAGTTCTTATATATTTGATATGTCGTCTGATTACTACCACATATTATTAATAATCTAAAGCTAGTATCGTCAACATCATCTCCAGTCCAAGAATCTCCCCATAATTCTGTTTCACCGTTACCAAATGTATGTTCTGTGTTTGTACCCGTTAGTGTAACAGCTATAGGATCTGTCCATGTGCTACCAGAATCTTTAGACAACCTTACGTATAACTGATTGTCATTTGCTGGACCACTTGCATATGCACCGTCTATTGCTGTTACATTCGTTGGATTGGTGAAGGAATAGTCTGTCATTACATTTGCACTGCTGTACTCATTACTGTAATTATCAACGCCGTCCAAAGACCAGGCTCTATAGTAGTATGCTGTGCCTGCACTTAGTCCTGTGTCGGTAGTAGAACTACCCGCACCGCTATAAACTTCTGTTCCGTCACCTATATTTGCTGGGTAGGAGCCCGCCTTTCTAATTACCACTGTTGTGTCTGCGCCACTACCCATGGTCCAAGCAAGACTTACCGTTGTTTTTCCAGTTGACGTTGCACTCAAACCACTTGGTCCTGCTGGTAAGGTTGTAAAGGTTGCGTCATCTCCATACTCTGTTCCCTCTGCGTTGGTGGCGTATGCTCTAAAGTGGTATGTTGTTGCTACGGCCAGCCCAGTTAGCGATTCAGAAAAAACCCCAACCCCAGAGCTAGTCGTTACTTTGTTGTTGGCTGTTGTTGGGTTGGCATTAATACTGTAAACAATACCCGCTTCCGTTACCGCCGACCCATTGTCGTCCACTACCTCACCCGCACACGTTGCGCTGTTTTTTGTAACACTACTTGCTAGTCCCGTTGTTACCTCTGGTGTGCCCTGTAGCGTTGTAAACGAAGTCTGCGAACCGTACGAAGTTCCCACGCTGTTTGTTGCGTACGCCCTTGCGTAGTAAAGCGTGTTTGGGGAAAGTCCTGTTAAGTTTGAGCTAAAAGACCCTTCTCCACTGCCACTTGCTACCTTATCGCTTGCTGTTGTTGGGTTTGCTGTTGTTGCATAACAAATACCCCTGGTTGACACTGCTGCCCCGTGGTCGTCTGTAACGTTACCCGCGACTGTTGCCGTTGTTATTGCAATGTTGGTTACAGCACCCGTTGTTACTGTTGGTGCTGCTGTGGTTGTTGTTTGTGTTTTAACCGCTCCGTAAGAAGTTCCTGCTGCGTTTATAGCGTAAGACCTTATGTAGTAGGTTACCCCTGCTGCAAGACCAGTAATAGAGGTACTAAACGACCCTGTGCCAGAGCCCACCTGCTTTGTGCTGTTTGCTGTTGTTGGATTACTCGTACTTGAAGAGTAACAAAAACCTCTGTTTGTAATGCCCTCCCCCATATCGTCACCAACACTTGAGTCTGCTGTAAAGGAGGTTTCCCCCACACTAGAGGTGCTTGTTGCTCCCATTGAAGCTGGAGGTCCGTATCCATAAATCTGGTAACTCCACTGTCCCTGTGAGATGTTATTCCAAGTAGATTCACTATTGGTTGTGTATTTACCACCACTTCCACTTCCCGCTGTGTCCCAGAAATATGCGTCAGAAGTGCTTGTTGAGCTTGGCTGTCTTGTTACAAGCCAATACCCACCCCCAGCACTAACCGCTGCGTCTGAGAAGTCAACTACGTTCCATGAGTAAGAAGTGCTAATACTTTCTTCCGACTTTGAACCCTCAACAATTGTTGTTCCTGGGTTTCCGCCCGAGTCGTTTCTGATTGCCGCGTAAAGCGTTCCTGGTGTACCAACTTTCCTAATATTTATGTTTACGTATGCAATTCTCGTGTACCCCGCAGGTACTACAAAGTACTGCGCAGACCTGGAAGAGCTTGAGTAATAAGCCAATCCTGTTCCCGCTGTGCTTGATCCGTCGACTATTAAACGTGCCATTATTCGTATCCTCCCATTGAAGTTAAACCAGTCTCGACTGGTGGTACTGGCAGACTTGCAGCTGCGTACCCAATATTGGTCAGTGGGGAAGTCAAAGATAGGTTACCCTTAATTCTTAAGTAGCTTCCGTCCCAGCTAATATAGTTTCCCGCTGGATTACCAATACTCATTTTGTAGACACCACTATTTAAACCTATAAAATATCCCGTTCCAGTCATAAAATCTGTCATACCACCCTTAACATTTCCACTAAAAGTAGCCGCACCTGTTGCCAAAATCTTTACATTCGCGTTGGCAAGTGTTTGGTTCGCTTGGCAAGCATACAGACCAGTATTATTAACCAAAACACCAGCACTAGAAGAAGTTCCATCTCCAACAGTGTCTGATGTTCTAATTACTGCACTTGTCTGTAATTGAAACTCTGTATTTTTAATCACACCACTACTAAACTCTGGGGCACTTCCATCGGTAGGGAGGTCGAACACTTTTCCTAATACCGAACTATAGCCCCTAATCCCAGAAGTATCCATAACTACACCATCTACACCTTCTCCTACAGCTTCCGCTGTTTGAATAGTACCCCCATATAGTTTACTAGAGGTTATTGTAAATCCTCCGATCACACCTTTATTCGCCGTCAAGTTTCCTTGCATATCAACCCTAAAAGGAGCGTCGGCAAACACCGCATCTCCAAGATAAATACCATTACTATCGGCCTTGAAGATATTGTCTGCACTTCCTATTTCAATAGAACCACCTTTTATTATTCCATCAGTAACACTTATTCCCCATGTGGTATTGTTTAACAACCCAAGTTTAACTTTTTCAATACCAGCATAGTCCTTTACTATTATGGTCCCCTGGTAAACACCATTGCTTAAAGGGCTATTAACAACCCCTTTTCCTCCACTAGCAACAGTACCCTGTTTTGCAGATCCTCCGAGAGAACCTACAAACTTACTGTAAGAACTAAGGTCTGGAGCCTTATATCCAGAAGTTATTTCTTTTCCTCTTTTGTCAAAAATTCCATCAACTATCATTATGTTGATATATTCAAATTATTGTTCCTGTACGAAAATTCTTGTGTAAATCCTAGTATTTCAAAAGGAACTCCTTCATCACCATTCTTGAACTCATAACTAATTGTTCTACCACTTGCCCCTGCTATATCTACTCTTTTCATTTCGTATGCCCTACCACTTGCTCCAGCCAACTCTAATTTTGATGTAGTGTCATCAGCAACCCTTTCTGTATAAGCGTTACTTCCGTCCGCTGAGGTTGAAATTGTTAAATAAGTATCAGTATCTCCATAAGATCTATAAGTTACATATAATTGGTATAACTGCTTATCATTCTCTGGTATGTCAAAATCAAAGTATTTTGTTCTAGCAACCATATCGTATGTAGTTCCATTGTGAGAGTAAGAATAATCTTTTTGGTAAACAGTTCTATCAGCAGAGCTTGCAAACCATAACCTTTGGTTTCCATTTTCGTTCACTATTCTTGCAAACATTGAAACTGGATGGTCATCTAAGAATGTCCACGCGTCTCTATAAGCGTCATAAACCAATACAACCCCCTCTTTGGCAGCAGAATCTCCTGGTAACGAGGCAGTTAAGTCACCAACGGCGAGATAATATTTACCTTCAAATGCTTCTGCGCTCATCGTAGACCAATTACTACCGTCTATCAATCTCCAAATAGAGTTTATTGCCCAGTTTGTTATCGGTATAGATATTAATTCTGGAATAGACTCTCCATTAAATCTATAAACTCCGTCTCTATTAGCAAAATATAGCATTCCATTAAGTTCTTTTATACTCCAGTGGGAGTCTGTTCCAAATGAACAAAGTTTCTTAACTTCGTTGTTTGATGGATTCCAGTAAAAGATAGCTTCTTGAGTAAAAATCATTAAAAGGCCTTGGTACGCAGCCAATCCAGTTACGGCCCCGTCTACAGTAATAATTCTATCTGTAGTAGCATAAGTTTCGTGACCAGTTTCATCAGTCTCATCATAAAACACATGAGAACCCTCAAGTGAGAAAATCACTTGGTTTGCCGCATGAACATCTGTTAGATTTCCTAAACAAAGTTTGTCTGCCACAACAGCTAAATATTTTCCTTTAACAGAGGCACTGCCATTATCAGAAGCAACAGTCGTGACAGAGGTTCCAGTCGTGTAAGCTAAAATATCATTTGCTGTCGCTATATATGCTTTTCCGTTAAAATTAATAGCACTAGCCCTTGCATCGTCAGTAAAGGTTGAAATGTCAATATCAGACCAGCCAGAAACGTATTTTTGCAGTATTCCATGCTCCAATAAAAGTTGTATGTGAGATCCTGTAAAAGGAATATAGTCGAACAATAGGTCTCCTACACCAGGAGCGGTTCTTGTTGCACCAACCGCACTATAACCCCCATCTTTTCCTATAGTACCAATTTCATCATGGGTAACATTACAGAGATATAAAAAGTCCGAATCGTTCATCAAAAATGGATTTACAGACTGATTCATACCCCCAGTTAAGGAGTACCTTCTCATTAAATATTTCTGTGTTACATCTACTGCCATATTGTTATTCTTCAAAAGTTAATACATCGTTAAACGGAATACTTGCGAACTGGAAAGTATTAACGTTTGTCACATAATCAGTAACCAATACGTTATAGACCACATCAGAGAAAGAGATCGCTGCTGGTCCCTCTATATCTGACAAGGATATTGCCGTCGGGCCACTTATATCAGTAAAAGGCGTTACAGTAGGTCCCTCAACGTCTGATAAAGAAACTGCGTCAACTCCTGAGACCACATCTGTAAAATCAGTATCTGATGAATATTCTTTATCTTTTAATTTTATTTCTTCAATATCTATAGTTGACATAGTCTATTATATTAAATTAACCGTTAATTGTCTTTACGCTAGCTATCGCAGTACCATTTATAGTCTTTACACTAGCTATCGCAGTATTATTAACTGTTTTTACTCCAGTTGGACCAGCAGAAGAAGCCTCCTTGAATTCTGTAGCAAACACAGCCCACCCATCACCAGCAGAAGAGGTTAATTGTATCGAATGTGCAGACGTACTTGTACTCAACTTAGAAGCCATAGCTATTCTCACCCAAGATCCAGAAGTCCCATGTAAAGTAGTACCTGATACAGCAGAAAACGTTTTACCGTCATCACCTAAAACAAACGCCCCCAGTAACAAAGACCCACTAGCTTCTGGTGTAATTGAAACACTTTGATTCGTACTATCGCCCCTAGCCTGTGCAGTAGCACCTATATCGCTTGTATCAGCACCAGTCAAATAAGCTATCGTAAGTGGTGCAACCGAGTTATCACCGCTAGTTACTACTAAATTATTCGCTCCAGTCGAAGGGTTTACCAAATACCAAAGCTCTGCTCTACCCCAGTTATAAGCGTCATCATACATACCAGATCGAGTCATTGATGTTCCATTATATGTAATTGAGGTTATTGCATTATCGCTTTCCCAAGCCATACCAATAGCGACAACTAAAATACTACCAGAAGCACCAACGTTATAACTTATTGGAGAACTATCGGCTACGTCATTTACTACATTATTTACAGCAATCGCCATTATGTATGAGTAAAGTAAATTAAGCTTGGATTAAAATACATAGAATCATCACTTAATGCCCAACCAACTGGCTGTACAACATCATCCGTACCACTTGGTTTTGTCTGTGTAAGCGTTCCAACTGTTGTACTTACATATATTAAGCTAGACGTTCCAGGACCAGTAGTCCAGTTCCATCCGTCATTTCTGATTATTCCATGTACCAAAACTTTTTTAGTTCCAGTTCCAGTTTCTAGTGCTAATACCACGGCTGGACTTGTCGTTGATGCGTCTGCGTCAGCAGTATCAAAATGACCATCTGCTGCCATAAATAGTGGTGCACCAACACCCTCTGCATTAGTATCTACAGTTACACTTATTATCAATCCACTAGAAGTATCGTCACTTCCAGGCTCAAACTTTAACTGAATATTCTTGTTATTCATATCAAGATCTCCACCAAGCTGTGGGGTACTATCAGAAGACAACTCACTCAATCCAGTAGCTCCAGTTGCACCAGTCGCGCCTGTAGGCCCCGTAGGACCTTTTGCACCAGTAGCACCCTTGGCACCTGTTGGCCCCGTTGGGCCAGTAGGACCAGTAGGACCCGTTGGACCTGTACTTCCGTTCTCACCAGTCGCACCTGTTGCTCCAGTACTACCCGCTGGACCAGTAGGTCCCGTAGCCCCTGTACTACCAGTAGGACCTTGTGGTCCAGTTGGTCCTGTACTACCTGTTGATCCAGTGGCTCCCGTTGGGCCTGGGACATCACTATCTGCTCCCGTAGGACCTGTAGGCCCTTGTGGACCAGTGGGTCCCGTAGGACCTGTACTACCGTTTTCACCAGGACTACCCGTTGCCCCAGTAGGACCTGTTGCCCCTGTAGGACCTGTTGGACCCGTACTACCAGTTGATCCAGTAGGGCCTGGAACCACACTATCGGCACCAGTGGCACCTGTTGGCCCTTGTGGGCCAGTAGGACCTGTTGGTCCCGTAGGTCCAGGTACACTACTATCAGCGCCAGTTGGTCCAGTTGATCCTGTAGGACCTGTTGGTCCTGTTGTACCGACTTCTCCCTTAGCTACCCAAACATCCCACCATGAAGTGTCTGTAGGTAAATGATTTGTATTACTGTCTTGTTTAGATATATACGAGCTCCCTTGATAAGAAACACCATCGTCTGTTATATATGTTGTGCCACTATCCCATGCACCCTTCCAATCAACACCAGAACCTGGGGTTCCTTGAGGTCCAGTAGGACCCGTCGCACCAGTAGGTCCTGTAGGACCTGTAGCACCCGTACTACCCGTAGCCCCTGTAGGGCCAGTAGGACCTGTTGGGCCCGTACTACCCGTTGAACCAGTACTTCCTGTTGGACCTGTACTACCTGTGGGGCCTTGTTCACCAGTGGGACCTGTTGCTCCCGTGGCTCCTGTAGCACCAGTAGCTCCTGTACTACCAGTAGGTCCCTGAGAACCCGTTGGGCCTGTAGCTCCAGTAGAACCTTGTGGACCTGTCGAGCCTGTTGCACCTGTAGCTCCTGTAGAGCCTGTAGCTCCAGTAGGACCAGTTACTCCAGTTGATCCCGTAGGACCTGTTGGTCCTGTGGCACCAGTCGCTCCAGTAGGGCCTGTAGGGCCGATGGGGCCACCACTTGGTCCCGTAGGACCTGTTGGTCCCGTAGGACCTGTAACACCCTGTACTGCGTTTTCTGTTATGTATGTTTGTAACTCTTCAATATAATCAGCAGTTAGTAACAATGCAATGTAGTCACCAGAGGTATGAGAAGAAGCCGTTGTATCTTCATCGCCCCTTTCTACTGTTAGTGTATTAGTAGAAATATTAGTAACTTTTACAATTTCCATCCCACTATCCTCAGAAGGAGAATCTTCTGTGGAATCCCATATTGTTACTTTAAAATCTCCGCTATCTGGGAATACAGAACCATCAGCAACTGTTATAGTTGTTGTTGAATCATCTATATTGGCAGCTAGTGTGGATTTTGCGTTGTTTTTTGTTTTTAAGAATGCCATTATTTTCTTACTCCACTATAAACTAAAATGTAACTATCTGTTAAATCTCCACCGAATCTCCACCTCCTATTTTCACTATCCCAATTAAATCTTACAACCTCGTGAATATCTAACAGATCCGAATACCTTTTTCTAAAAAATCTGTCGTTAAACACCCTTATATGAGAAGGGTCTGCAAATGATGGTACAGAGAAAATAAACTCCTTTCCAACGGGGATATTATTAATTATCCTCAAATCGTTCTTTAAATGCTCTAAAACCTCTGTAGCAACATACACGTCTGCATCTTTATAACTCTTTGAATCGTATGCGTTTCCAACCCAAACGTCTAAGTCTTTATTCTCTTCCTTTGCTTTGTTTATTGCACCCTCACTAAAATCAAAACCACTATAGTTCTTAACATACTTAGACAACTCAGCCAATCCACACCCAATATCCAAAACCTTCATATCTGCAACGGTATCACCAATCATTTTCAATATATCATTATACCTAGACATGTCAGTGTCTTTTTTAAACAAATCATCATAGTAAACAGCATTCTTTTCATCAGCTGGTGTTGTCGCAAATAGGACACCCTCGTTTGTAGCACCTTCTGCAAACTCCATCCATCGCACACCTTTCTCCAACGGAGCTATCTGTGCTAAAAACAGTATTGCATCTTTAAACTCTGGATTAATAAGTATAGCCCTTAACAAGGCGTCGTAAGCCTCTTGTTTTCTTTGCCTATAGTAAAAACACCTCCCTAGCATGTAATAAGCCTGAGCCTCTTCACCTGGCCAGTTAGGTTTCTCTAAATACTCTTTATACCAGAATATAGCCTCACCCCATTGTCTTTTATAAAAATATTCTCTTGCTAAATAAAACTTTTCTCTAGCCAACGATCTGTCTTCTGACACTGCTTTTTTAAGTATTCTCAATGTTCTATCTGGGTCTTTTGCGTGTGCAGGGGAATAATCGTAAATCATGTTTATATCAGAACTGTATACATTTGATACTGACTTGTCGTCTTCTGTTAGATAGTTATGTGCAGCACCGTTCCACTTAATTTCTGGAATATTCTTATAGATTCTTGGAAATGGGTTTGTTGTTCCAGAGCTTTTAGCTACTGTATTAACATTTATAAAATGAAAACCCTTCTTATCAGCCTCTTCTATTACACTCCTAAGATAATCAAAAGAGCAACCTAAAACCTCATCAGCGTCTATTGTGACGTTCCAGTCCCCAGTAGACTTCTCCTTAGAATGTTGCCTTGCTTTACCAAAATGATCTATCCACTTGAAATCAGTATAAACCTTGTCTGTATATTTCTTCGCTATTTCTACGGTTTTATCTTCGGAACCAGTATCACAAATAATTATCTCGTCTGCTCCCTGAACCGAATCGAGGCATCTGGCTAACATCTCTTCCTCATTTTTAACAATCATTACCACGCTAATCTTCATGGCTAATAAGTATACAATTTATATAAAGACCGACCTATTCTTCATAATCTACAACTAACCACGCGCTATGCGTACCGTCAGTTGTTTCTGTTACCGTTACTTTTATAAACTCAGCCATGTCCTCTGGGCTCATAGTCATAAAATCTACACCATTAGCAGAAAGTGTTAATGTTTCTGTTCTCACTTGTGTCTGAGAGTTGGTATTTGCTGCGTTACTAATCCACTTCTTGTAATCTGCATAGTCTGTTCCTACACCAATATCAGCTGTAAAAGCAGAACTTCCAGAAGAGTGATTAGCCCTCTTACAAAAAAGAGTAACCCTCTTAGCGTCCTTAATATCTACTGGACTAGAGGTTGTTGTAGCTGTAACACCATCTAAGACTTTAATTACTTTTCTCATTTGTGTCTATTATTAAATTAATTAAGACCAAATACCTACCCCCATAAGAGGTAGGGTATCAGACCTTAATCTGGTACAGGATTTGTCATAGTTCCAGTTGCACCGTAGTTATGCAAAATCCATGCAGTAGCTGATTTACAAGTAGCTTCAAAAGAAGCACCAGCAGCCAAGACTGCCTCTTTACCTGTTCCAGTTACATTATTGATTGCAATTGCGGTTGGAGTAGAACTTCTGATCTCACAAGCCGTAGCACTTACATTTGCACCTCTAACAACCTTCCCAACTACTGGGTCTGGAAGAATAACAATGTTATTTGCTCCAGCAGAAGTTATGGTCGCAAAGTCTGTATCATCAGAAATTTGCACACCAGTAGATGTTGCAGCAATAGATTCTGTTGTTACAGTAACGTGTCCAGTTACATCTCCTGTTACGTCTCCAGTAAGATCACCTTCAAATCCACCTGTACTTACGATTGGTCCACTAAAGTGTGTTGACATTATCGTATACCTCTTAAATTAACTAATCTATATTCCCACATTTATCCTTGTGGTCAACTTAGTCAGTTAGGAGGTGGGATTTAAGCCTCCCACCAGGGCTGTCAATTCTAGCTTGTGTATGTAGAAGCATCTCCAAGTGATCCAAATATTCCAAGATAGTTAGATATACCATAAGCATAGATGTCAGTAACACCTCCGTAGAATACGTCTGTGTCTTCATCTTGCCATGCTTTGATCTCAAAGTCTTGTAGAGCTTTGAATTTCAAACATTGCTGTGCGTAGTATTTATCCATTAAGAACCATCTCTTGTCCCATGTGTCTGCATCTGTAGAGCTAGTATCTCCCTGCTTGTATGCAAAGTTATGTGCAAGATAAGGTACAACCATCAAATCAATACCTGTTCCCTTGAAGTAGTTCTTGTCATTATCAGCTGTTCCTGGCTTACCATCTGCGTAAAGAACCTGGAATGCTGCCTCCTGATTGTAAGGAGTTGTTACCAAAACTAGATTTCCATTAAGACCAATATCTAGAGGAATCCCTGAGTTAGAGAACCATCTTGTCATTTGATCTTTTGCCAACTTAACATTGTCGTATGTCAATGGTCTTTGAACACCATCAGAAAAAGTATTCTTTTGTGTTCCACCTGTTGCCTTAATTGGGTGTCCAACTGAGATCAATGGTTTTCCATCACCATAAACAACTGTTGAGCTGAAAGCATTTCTTAGTACTGAGAATGCGTTAACATCTCTACCTTGAGCAGCTTTTCTTGAAAGATCTTTTGATCTACCTTTAACTTTATTGTAAAGGTCTGTTTTATCTAACAGAGTAGAAAGAGCGATTTTTCTCTTATAAACCTTTTGACTATATCTCCATGTGTATCCAAGTGTAAACTGTTGCTCTGGCTTTGCAGCAGCTTCGTTTACTTCCTCTGGATAATCAACACCTGCCCAGCTTGAGTCATCTTCGTATAACCTAGATGTACCCTCTAAACTGAATAGTTGAGTAAACATTGGTTTATAAAGTTTGGCCTCTTCCTCCATCCACATTTCAATTCCAGGTGCTGTTAAGTTTGCCTGGGATGTTGTGGTCATTATACCTGTATTAATAGCCATCTTTATAAATTACTTCAAATTAAACTAAACTATTGGACTAATTGTCCTTCAACCAACTTAGCGTCGATAGTTTTATTATTTCCTGGTACTTGACCAACAATAATAAACTGTGAAGCTGTACTTGCTACAGAACTTTCATCGAATAATGTCTCATTTGTTGTGAGAATATCAATGTAAGAACCAATAGCATCGGAACCAGTTGTTGTTCCTTTTGCGGCGTCTAGATCACCTCTTACTGTATCACCTGGAACCAAAGGTTCTATTAAAGCACAAATCTTCTTGTCTGTCTGATTGTCAGCAGCAGCAGTATATGTACCTTGGTGAGATGTTGTAGGAGCTGTCCATGTACCATCATACTCGCTAGAATTGGCCTTTTCGATAGGTACATTGCCAGGAGTGATGATTCCCTTACAGATTCCGTAGATTCTGTCAGTTTGTGCATCAGCAGCAGCAACGCCACCTTCTGCAAGGCTGACTGTTCCACCTACGAAAATGGTTTCACTGTTTAGTATTACCATCTTCTCTAGTGGTCTTCCGCCTCTTCCATCTATTGTTTTAACTAAAAACATTTTTGCGGTTTACTTAAATTAAACGTTTTGAGGCAAGTCTTTCAACATACCTCTTTCTAAAATCTTCAGCAGCCTTACCCTCAAGTCCTTCTGACTCAATGTGTGAGCGAATGAATGCTTCGTGCTGTGGTGATAATCTGTCGGTTTGTTTAGAACCACCAGAGCCACCAGAAATAGCAGAAGTGCCACCACCAAACAATGCGTCCGATAGTCCTCTTGCGTAACTCTGACTTTCAACTTCGTCTTGTCCGACAATTATATTCTTAGCCCTACCTAAGGCAGAATCGGGGTCTAAGCCATCTTCGGTCTCTAACTTAAAAGCTAGTGGCCAAATAGCACTTAGAGTTTCCCTACTAAGTTTCATATTTTCCTTATCCTCCAAGAACCTTTGGGTTGCCATTTGCCTTTGTTCAACCTGACTCTTTAGCTTAGAAGCTGCGTCGTCAAGAACTCTAGCCCTGTATGGGTCCATAGGGTCGTCCTGTTGGTTGTATTGAGGGGCATTTTCTCTTGGCTCAGTTGGTTGTCCGTGTTGGGCATCAAAGGCGCTAAGATACTTCTGTTTTTCCTCACCAACAAAACCTCTTGCATCTAGATAATTAGAAAACGTTTGTCGGTCTCTAGTTACAAAATTTAGTGTAGATTCTTTTAAGGATTCAACCTCAGATTGAAGTTGCTCTTTTTCCTTTACAAGTCTCCTAGCCTCGTCAGACGACGCTTGCCACCTTGTTTTGTAATCTATTTCCTCTTGTGAAGGAGCTGTCTGATTCGAACCCTGAGATTCGTCTTTTATAGTTGTGGTTGTCATCTCAGACCCTTGAGTCACAACTTCGCTTTGGTCCTGGGTTGTCCCGTTCTGGGAGTCCAGTATTTGATCCTCTTGCATTTTGTTTTGTTAAAGAATTTAAGTAGTCCCTTTCGGGGTTGTACTAATTACCCTGGAAAAGCAAAAGAGGGCTCACTCCTACCAGAAATATTTCTATGTCTGATAAGAACGAACCCTCTATGCCTAGCCAGGTGTCTTAATTAAAATTACATTATTATTTCTTTTTTGTCAACACCCGCACCTTTTGTTTTTGGCTTGGGCTTTTCCTCTAAATCCTTACCCTCTGCTATGTCTTGGATAAGCTTTAGCATTGTGGTTGCACCATGTGCCCTATACTTAGAGCTGTAACCAAGAACGGCCATTCCGTCTGGTAACATATCTGGTCCATCAACCATATCAGCTAAAAGGCTAATTCTAAAATTGTCGTAGATCTTCTCTACTGCCTTCCAACCGTCGGAAGCGACCATTGCCTTTAAAGCAGCTCTGTCGCTCGCTGTTATCTTTGGCATTTCCATAATAAATATATTTTATAAATTTAAATAACAACTAAACCATACCAGCTGCAACCTGCCCCTCCATATCGGCTGGACTTGCATTATTAGGTACTGGTATTCCACCCTGATTTGGCAATCCTTGGTTTCCACTTACTGTTGGTACACTAGGCATATTATTCATAGGTACTTCTGGTTGTGGATTATCCATTTTGTCAGTTTGCTCTAAAGCTACCTGAGTAGCATCATTAACAAGTAAACTGTCTATTCTCAAGTGATCTGCAAGCAACGCTCTATACCCAAGAGTTTGAGAAACAACAAGTTGAGCCTGCAAATCTCCCTCTTGAGCCCTTTGTTGAGCCATTGCAAACTCCTCTGATGATACGGCGTCATTAAGCTGTAGTAATTCTGTAGCGTGTTGGTATCTGTGGGCCTCTGGCTCTCCAACAATTCCTGGTACAACCTCTCCCTTTTGCATTTTCTCTTGCTGTTTTAGTGCCTGCCTTATCTCTTCTAACCAGTCTGCATTTGCGTCTACAAGTAATTCAGCCTCATCAAGATCCATAGCCTCTGCATACATCTTAATAAGCTTTCTGATATTGATAACAACTGGTTGCCCATTAGGTAACATACCACCTGGCTCTCCAGCAAACGGTGCCAACTGTGGAAGAATCTCTTGTGCCTTCCTCTGTTTGTACGCTTTGCTAATTGGTGTCATAAAGTCACCAGATACATAAACCCTAGGAAAACCCTTCCATTCGAACATCTCTGGCTCTAAGTCTATAATTTTATAACCCTTAATGTCTCTACTGTTCCAATTTCCATTCTTATCCTTATATAGCTCAACATCTTCAAGTCTCAATTCCCTCATAGCCTTCTTCCCAAGCTCTAACGTTCTCTGTTTACTTGGTAATTTATACCACTGACAGATTCTACTCTCTAAGAAGAAAGCCCACTCGTTCATTGTAGAAAGCGCATTGTCCTCGTAAAGGTTTACCATATCACTCATAGTTTCTTTCATAGCCAATGTGTTCGTAGCAGGTGTAGAGCTCATAGGAAGATTTAATCCCTGAGGGTTAATACCAGTATTCATAACAATCTCATCCTTTAAGTCCTGTGATATTCTAAATGAGTCGTAAGGAACACCTGGTAATTCAAGTACCTTAACCTGACTTATATCGGCAGCTTCAATTACTTTCCATGGCTCTATTGTAGTCCACTGTCTTCTTACATCAGCAAATGAAGAAGTTCCAGCAATTATAGGTGGGTAAGAAGCCATCTTAATCTGATCTATTCTGGCATTCTTCAACGACGTGTCCTCAGCACTTTGCTGTATAACAGCGTCTACTAAACTCATCCCATAGAATTGACCAGGGTATCTTACACATCTAAAGTGTAGAAGTGGTATCAACTTATCAATATATGGTATTGGTCCCTCTTTTAAGAGTATGTCTCCATAAAATATTACCTCACTATCGGTCTCTTTATTCCAATAAATTCCAAGTTCATCAAATCCCTTCTCTGGGTCCTTACACCTCTCGAAAAATGGAGAACCAAATGTTTCTGTGTTAGAAGCGTTCTTGTCGGTCACCTTGTCTAAATTCTTAATACCTGGAACGCCGCTGAACATATCTTTAACCTGAGATGGTGTTAGATACAACATTATTGCTGCATCAGTAGCAGATTTACTCGATCCATGTAAATATTCTGCATTCGGGTCAACATAAACATCAGATGGGTGCATTGGAATGAAGTCTGGATCTTCATAATCAACTCTTATACCATCCTTAAAGTTCATTTCTGGAATCTCACCCTTCTCTAAATCTTCTTTACTAATATCAGAAACCTCTGGATCCTGAACTTTCCTATACTTAAAAGTATAAGGTATATATGCAAAATAAGAACCAAAGATTTTTGTACCCTTCAAAACATCAAAGAACTTATATCTAACCTCTGGGTGTCTCCTCATATAATCCTCTAGTATATATTTATGAGTAGTAGCCCTTCCTCTATCCTCTTCGTTTCTAGCTTCAACCATAAATGTAATATCCTGTCTTCTTTCCCTAGCCTCTATTGCAGCTATAGTCCTATAGGCCATGAATGATTTAAGATTACTCCTGTAATCATCTGTATCTTGGACTCCAGATTGAGCCAAATACTCTATCTCCGCATTCTTCCAGTGGGTATCCCAGTCTTTACTACCGTCTGGGTCGTAGACGTAACAACTTCCTGATCTGCGGTTACGCATAGCAGATATACGATCCCTAATCTTTGCTAAAAGCTCAAACTCATACTTATTCGACCAAACTGAGTAATTGACCTCGTATTTTTTATCAGGGCTTGCAAGGTACTCGTATAATTTTGATTTTTCTTGCTTAGCCATACTTAAAAATTTTTAATTATGTTACTTCAACTCTACTATTTTTTTACCATCTTTGTCAACTACCTCAAAAATTTTGTAGTTTTTGTTAACCTTAATGGTATCAATAGCCCCAGCAATTATTGTCATCTCTATAGTTCCAAACATCATATCCTTCGTTATGTCGTTAAACATAATCCAAAAATCCTCCTCCGTAAAACCAACCTCAACTCTTTGCTTGGTTTGTTCGCTATTCGAGTATTTCTTCTTCTGTAGTTTCTGCGATTTCTCCAACAAGTTTCATAGCATTATTTAATTTAAGAGAGTCTCCACCAGTACCATTTATTATCTTGTTCATTTTCTCTGTGACCTCTTTTTCTGCGTCGTTGTCAAAAAGAAATTCGTGAGGATAAAGTAGTGGTCTCCATCTTCTGACAGATAATTTATTTTTATCCACATCGTACATATAATTATATTGATCTGTTAAATATTCCCAAACTTCCATACTAACATCCATAAACATAGCGTCCTGCTTGTGTCTAGGAAGGTCTTCATATGGCATCAAAGCCTTATAAATTCCCATTCTCTCCTTAAATTCTACCTCAACATTAATATCTGTATTCTCAAGAATACCCTCATCTAAATAAGCCTCGTATTGATCATCTGTCCAATATTCTCTAGGTATATCTATAACAATTTTAGCCCTATCCTGTATGGCCTTAACAAGCTCTGCCCTTGATCTTTGGACATATTTCCAGGCAGCTTGTGTTGTCCTCTCACCATGAATCTGAACTTCGCGGTTAGTCTTAACCCTCTTTTGAGTACCTATTTGGTAAGCCCTAGCAATTTCTCTTAAAGATTGCTCTGAACAAGTTTCCAGGCTTTTTACTTTCGGAAACTGTTTTTGTAGTTGTACGTTTTTTATTAGTACTTTCATTTAAATAAAAATAATAAATTAAATTCCCGTTAAAGCATTTCTTGGCCTAAATTTACGGGATGTCTTATCAATATCATCACTATGTCTGCGATGATACTGTAGAACATATCTAAGCGCATCTAAAAGATCATCCCATTTCTTTTCTGGGGCGTCCTTCATTCTATTTTCCATCATCATCTCCTCATCCACCTCTATGGTGTTTTTCAATTTTCTACTTTGTCTCCACTTATAATTCTCGAACTCTTTTATCAGGTTGACGCAGTTTTTACAAATATACAAACTTGGCTTTTTAGAAACTGGGTCTACTCTTAATCTGGCCTTCACCTCTTGGATGCCAGGATCTACACTAAGGGTGTCAGAGTCTCCAGAGCCCTTTGGTGTTGGTGCTAATACAAAACCGTTCTTCGCGTACTCTAAGATTTCTTGTTTTCCAGCACAATCACCCCATCTAATATACGCTTTCTTCATCCACTTTCTTTCTGTCATTATCATAGCCTCAGCATTCTCAGAAATAATTCCTTCCGACCTATAGAACTCGTCCACAACATAAGCGTTATCATCGTTGTCAAACAATACAAAAACTGCCGCTGTTGGGTGTCCAGCTCCAAAGTCTACACCAACCTCCATACTCCAATGTTCTGGTATTTCCAACGGGTTCTTTGCTGGGAGTAAATGAGTGTCTCTATCAAACTCTTTGTATACAAGTCCGCTTCTCTTTTTAAATTCTGCCTCAAACTCCTGAGAATATAAATCGTCACCAAGCTCTTTCCTGGCAGAGTCTAATTCTTTTTGACTTATGTGTTTACAGCTACTGGTTGGCATTCTCCAAGCAGCCCATTCATCGTCTTTACCAGAGTCTGCGTAAGCGTAAAGATCATAAAATCCGTTGAATCCTTTTGGCGTACTTATGAACAAAGCCCCACCGTTTCTGTCGGCTAAACCAGGCCTAATAATCTCCCTCCACACTGGGTATCTTTGGTATCCGTCCATAGCATACTCGTCAAGAACTACATAATCCAATCCACTACCTCTTAGCGAGTCTGGATTATCCACTCCTTTTAGTGCTAATACGCCACCATTCGGAAACGTTACTTGTAAAGCATTTTCTTGTATTCTGAATCTTTCTTGGGCTCGTTTAGGAAATAATTGCAACCTGCTCATTAAAAATCTCCAAGCAATGGCCTTTGCCTGCCCGTAAGTAGGCGCAATATACCATACAGTACTATTCGGAATAGAAGTAACCTTTTTAATACACTCGTTAATACCTAAAACTGATTTACCCCATCTCCTACCACACACGACAACCTTATTTCTTGCTGGACTGTTAATAATCTCTTGCTGACCAGGCTCTGGAGCCCTTGTAATCGTCCCGTCTGGGTGTCTAAACTCATATAAGTATACATTAACCTCTTCCATCTTTCTCTTCGGCAGTCATTTTAATATCAGAATCGTGAATTATAATGTTCATTGGGGCCTCGTTGGCCTCTATCATCTTGTCAACAAAACTCAACTTGGAAATAAACTGTAGCCACTCTCTTTTAAGAGTCTTAACCTTTACCTTTTCCGTAATGTTCTCACTCTGGGCGTACAAAGTTTCACACTCTTGAACCTCTTTCCAACTAGCGCTGATTAACATAGCCCTGTCCCTACTAATTGTTTCACTAACATTGGTAGTCTCATCCTTCCAGCGATCTAAAATTCTGTTTTTCGCCGCAGTTAACGAGTTCATAGGAATCTTCTTAGTACCAATCCAATCCCTAATAGCATAAATATCAGTAATGCCTAATACCATGGCACTTTCTACCAAGTTTTCAATTAACGAGGACTTCTCGCTTTGTGATAAATCTTTATATTCGGAGAGTATCTTACCACGGGTGTCTGATTCTACCTGTGCTAATGTATTCTTCGCTTCGATGTCTGACGGCGTCTTAACTTTCATAAAAAGAACTGTACTACATTTTCAATATCTTGTCAAATGGTCGGGAATGGGGGATTCGAACCCTCGCTATACGGACCCAAACCGCACGTGCTAGCCGTTAAACACTAATTCCCGATTTTTTAAATAATATTTAATTTTACTTCTCAATCTTTTCTTACTTCTGGCGTCCACCTTTCTTGAATGTGAACCCCATTCTTTACTTTCGGCTAGTTTCTGAGCCTTGGCAGATTCTACTATATTGGAAATATCCATAATAATTCGAACTTAAATTATTACACAATAAACCTCCTTTACTAATATAAATTACAGTTGTCCACACTACACATTCGTGCTCGTGAGGCCCCGAATTGTTTTTAACTGGCGGTCTGTACGAGAATCGAACTCGTGTCACAGGCTTGACAAGCCCGAGTCCTAACCACTGAACGAACAGACCTTGGCAGAAGCTGATGGACTCGAACCACCGACTCTGGTTTTGGAGACCAGAATTTTACCTCTAAACTAAGCTCCCTTAGAGCAGCTTTCTACTTCCCCATAATAACAGCAGGCCAGGCTTAGCTGCTCTATGACCACTATGTAAAAACATTAGTGTCTTTTATGTTGCCCTTTCCCTGTTATTTGGTGGACCTACTGAGAATCGAACTCAGAACTTGTCATTGCAAGTGACATAGTTTTCCAATTAGCCTATAAGCCCATGGTTAGGGAACTAGGAATCGAACCTAGAGTCTACTGGTTCAAAGCCAGTCGTCTTACCATTTGACCACTCCCTAATGGAGCTTCTGCAAGGACTCGAACCTCAAACGGCTGGTTACAAATCAGCAGCTTTACCTGTTAAGCTACAGAAGCCTGGTGCGAGATATGGGAATCGAACCCATACCCACTGCTTGGAAGGCAGTCATCCTGATCCATTAAACGAATCTCGCATGGGGTAGATAATTGGAATCGAACCAATTTCTCTTTGTTCACAGCAGGGTATTTTACCAATAAACCATATCCACCATGTTTTTAAAGATCTTAATATTTTATACCATTCTAATAACACTGGTGCAAGTAATAGGATTCGAACCTATACACCCCGAAAGGACTTGTTTTACAGACAAGCGTAGCTCACCGTCTCTACAGTACTTGCTTGGCGGAAAGTGTAGGATTCGAACCCACGAGGCTTTTACACCCACTTCTTTAGCAAAGAAGCACAATCAGCCGCTCTGTCAACTTTCCAGCGGAAGATAAAGGATTCGAACCTCTGACGGCATTTAACCGTTACAGTTTTCAAGACTGCTGCATTACCACTCTGCCAATCTTCCGTAGATAGGGAGAGAGTCGAACTCTCACTGGACGGATTTTAAGTCCGCTGTCTCTGCCAATTGGACTACCTATCCAAAGTGCGCATGGCAAGACTCGAACTTGCACTCAACTGTTTCTAAGACAGCTTCCTCTGCCAATTGGGATACACGCGCTTAGTGACGGCTGGACTCGAACCAACACTGGCCGATTTTTGAGATCGGAGCCTCTGCCAATTGGGCTACGCCACCTGTTAAAGAGCTGGTTGCGGGGAGGGGACTCGAACCCCTGACCTCTAGTTTATGAGACTAGCAAGCTGCCGCTGCTCTACCTCCGCATCAAGATCATAACCCACTAATTCTGTCCCATTCCCAGGATGATGAGTCACATGAATGTCCTCAAAATCCTCTATACTGTCGTATATATTAATACTACCACACTTACTTTTACCATTACCAGCTTTCCAACACACCACCACCCTACCATTTGGAAATATTACCCCGTCTAACACTACCCCAGTACCACTAATACCATTATCATCATTATGCCTTATCATCTGAAAAGGAATCATCTGTTCCATTTTCCACCTCCGTAGCCCGAAGTTTAGCAAAATCACTCCTTAAACCACCAAAATCCCTTGGCTCAGTCACAAACGTAGTTAACCCACAAATATCACACCTGTCCTCGTGCCAAGTGGCAAGACCACACTCACCACGACCATACTTACCACCACAATCTCCACAAATCCATACTGGAGAATCCTTAAAAGACGCAGCATAAACAGTCGGAAACTCTGGCTCCCTACAACTACCAACACTAATTGTATTGTCTGAACTATTAGTAGTATACCAACTTAATTCTTTAACCCTACTCAACGTCTTACAACCACACACAGGACACCCCTCTCTCCTTAATGCGTCCACTATCCTCGTACCCTTGTCTATCTTTAAAACCCCCGTGTACTGAGAACAATTAATGCACTCCACCTTTATAGTATAAAAATCCATAAGATCTATAACTTAATTTAACTACTTCTTAAAATACGTCTTAAACTCACCCTCTCCCTGACTAGGCAACTCCTTAGAACCCTTAACGGCTTTCTTCTTACCCATACTACCAAGACCCGCTACCGCCTCCATACTCGTACCACTTATCGGCTCACTATCACTATAACTAACATCAGAATCAAAACCACGCTCCAATATCTCCCTCTTCTTCGCATTACCCACCTCCTGGATCAAACCCTGTATGTATGTACTCCTAGGAACCCTACCTCTCAAACCCTCTAACTCGTCATACACCTTCTGCGGAATACTTATCGTTATCTTCATATCTACAACCTTTATAATTTATTGTATGTATTATTACATACTTGTGTGTATTTGTAAATACTTGTATGTACTACATTCCTAAAAATGTCTCTATCTGGGGACGTGGGACCCTCCAAAATTTTATCACCGAAAGCAAGTCGGGGTGGTAGCCCTCTCTTGATGTGTTGATATGACGGCATAAAATAATATTATTATAAAAATTTATATATATACTTGCCATAAAAATATATATCGGTATCGGGATCTAGTTATATATACATACATATACATACATATACATACTATTACATACTCATACATACATATAATATAATATAATTCTAGATATATATTAATACTAGAGATAGTAGTAATAGGGTATGTGGATATGTGGATAACTATGATCTAGATATGTCAATTATCCTTTATAGGTGCATATTATTGCAATATATATAATTGTGGATAACTATGTGGATAACTCGGGCGTCGTTGTGGATAAGTGGATAAGATACTCAACCTTTAGATACCTCATACCCTTAATGATCTAGATATAACTTATATACTAGGTATTGTTTATATGTATATAGGGGTGAAGATGGGACGGTTCTTGTTAGTTACGCTGATTAATAGATATTACATACCAATATTACTAGATATTTTATATATTATTCTCTTAATGGGTATATAACGGGGTGCTTGTTATTACGCCAAATTGACAAGATCAAAGCCGTTGAATTACTACAAGCCATTATATTCATATACATACTACTTGACACTTGTTTGTGTTCGTGGTATATTGAGTTAAGATAATCAAAAAAGATTATCCCATTAATAAATTTTTAATATTATTTTATATGAATATCCAATCAATAAAAGTTGCTAATATGGAAAGCAACAACGGCAATAAGGTTGCCAATCAATTCACGATCAGGGTTAAAACCTCAGGGGATAGCGATCAGGTCGCTTTTGATCGTGTATACTTCCAATCATATAACAGTATTATTGCTTATATAGATTATGACGGTAAAACCGTTTTAGATCCTGTATACTGGGACTACTCAAAAACTACTGGTAAATACAGAAATATTTTTCTAGGTGAAGATAAAAAAACAACTGAAAAAAAGATCAAAGAGGGTATATATACCTTTAAAGATCTAAATTAATATTATCAATACTAAAATGAACAACAATATAATCAATATTAAAGATAATAATATCTTATTAGTTAATTATATATATTCACTTACTAAAGAGATATATACAGATAAGCAAGAGATACAAAGCCATATAATAGACTCTAACAAGTCAAAGCCCGTAAGTACTTCATATCTTAAAATACGGGCTGAAAGTATAAAGGCAAGGGCTGAAGCGATCATTAATGTATGTAAAAACATTGAAGATATACAAGCCGATCAGTTTAGAGACATTGACAACCTCAAAGAACGATCAAAGGTTATAGAGTCATTAAAGGTATATTTTAGCTAGTGTATTACTATACATATGTTAACCGCAATTATTGTTAAAGCTAAATTAATGGGGATATAATTATGTACTTAATATCAGATATAAATATCTTGTCATCAACGGCAAGTGTCGAGATACTAGACTCCAAGACAATGGAGAAGTTCAAAGTTAAACAGATCAAACGGTACAATGATATAATCACGGTCAAACCTACCAGACCATTGAAAAAGGGAACACTTTCAACGCTTGAAAGTGAAATTATATCTATAATCAAAGGGGGCTGGAGTGCAAAACGGGTCAAACTTGTATATTAATACAGGTTTAAAGCCCGTTTTTTTTATTTTATTTTTAAAGGCTTGAATACAAGCTATAAAGGAAATGCAAACATACAAAGATTTTACAAACTTAAAAGAAAGGATCGAACGGGACAACGGCAAGTATTCCCTAAAGGGTGGTAACAACTTCCCACGGGATCAAATAAAAGTTGGGGGGGTTGTCTATGAGTTGGAACGCTATGGCGTGGCAACGGGTGAAGTAGATAATCTGTTATATAATTTTATCCATTTTAAAGGAGGTAAAAAGGAAATAACAATCTTTTATCAATCGCCAACAGATAACGGCATATTATGGGAGCGAAGACCGTTTGAAGTGGTGAAGATCGAATATAAAAATGATCAAACAAAGTAAGTTAAATTAATGTAATACTACAATGAGTACAAACAATTTTTATTTTAAAAACTTCCTTTATACTGTAGACGATACCGACGACATAGACGGTATAGAATACCAGTATACAAAGGAAGCCATTTTAGAGGATCTAGAAGCCGATGAGTATTTAGCAAGTAGGTGCAAAGGAATACAAAGCAATACAGATAGCGACGAATTAAGAAGCTATCCGTCGAGCCATATACAGGAATATCTTGTAGATGAAAGTAAAAAATATAACAACTTCTTTACAGTAGAGGTAGTAGTAAGATCGGGATATTATTCAGGATATAATTTTGATGTGAATATAGTTGAGTATGATACTTGGGGTAATTTCTTAAATGTAAACAATAAGAGTTTTGAAATGACAAGGAAGCAAGAACAACAGCTAAACAAGATACTTCAACATGTATCTAAAGTACTTGCAAGACATACTACAGAATTAAAGAAGATCGGGCAGTTTAGCAATGGTGAAGCCGTGTACGAATATGTTTAATATATAATTTTTAAAATAACTAAAATGGATATTAAGAAAAGGCTAAAGGAAATACTAGAAAGTAAAGGCAATTATCATTTTTTAGATTATTGCTTAACCTCTAAAGGTGATTACCTAGTATATTACAAAGGTTTTGGAGGCTATCCGACCAATGTAAAAACAAGGGTGGTTAAAAAGGAAGTTGTTAAATAATTTTTAAAACTATCATTATGAAAACTATAATTGAATTAATAAAGGAAGCTAAAAAGCACGGGGGTATATGTAAGACCTATGACACGATCACAAGCTATCAACTGGATAACAAGGACGGCGAAACAGAATGGACTATTGATGTTTACTCTAGCGATAGTGGATACATTTACTACATTGAAATAACAAACGAAACAAATGGCAATATAAGAAAAATATCAGGGCTTGATGTGGATAAATGGGCAACTGATTTTTATGGTGGAGTAGAGCCACTTTTAGATAAATAAATTATTATTAATACTATAATGAAAACAAAAGAGGATATATATAACAAGATCTGTAATGTATTGACTGGGTATGAAAATGAGAAAAAGGATCAGGTTACAGCTATGGCATACGCTAACAGGTTTTACGATACTCTAGTAGAGATACAAAACGCTTGGGAAGATACTATCACGGCACAAGAGGATACAAAAGAAAAGAAATATAAAATCTATTACAGCTATACAGTACAGGAAGCCGTGGAAGTAGAAGCCAGAAACAGAAGCGAGGCGATTGATAAATTTTGGGACGACGACTATTTAGGAATACCCGAAAGGATAATGGGTGCAGACGCCGATGTGCAGATAGAGGAAATACACGACGAGAACGGCGAGGTAGTTACAGCAGAAAACGATTTTTAAATTATTAATAAAACTATAATGGATAATAAGAAATTAGAATTAATAGGATATTGTGGTGTAGATAGTGGAACGCTATACATAACAGATCCTTGTTACCTATCAGATAAAGAAGAATACAAGACTTTTATGGATCAATGGAACAGTATGGGGGTTGGCAACGGTAAACAATTCAATTTCAAACTAGGACATACAGGGTTAGGGGTTGTTATAGAGGATTTTGGGGGCGACGGGGTTTACCCTGTATATGTTACAAGAGGGGGCAAGTATGGGCTTGTAACAAGTATAGTAATTAAATTAAACGAAGACTAAAATGAATACTAAAATTAAAAAGGAAATAGAGAAGACTCTACAAATTTGTAAAAACGATATGTATGAGTACTACATAGCGAGTAAAGAGGGTGAAAAGTTTAACAAGGAGTACTACGAGTCCTTTATGCGTAATGAGTTAGATGATAGCGAGTTTACAAGGCGTGAAGATCAGGCATATATACTAGGTAAAATTGATGTACTAGACTATCTATTAAGACGGCTAGAAGAAAAGACAAAGGATCACGAGATAGAAATAGATCTAACAGAAATAGACCTACAAGAGCTATTAGAGGGTGAGGACTTTCATTGGGAGTACGACGGGGTTAAGGTTCACCTTTTCAACGCCGATATTATGAATGACAATTAAATTATTAGTATTACTATTATGAAAGTAGGCGACAAAGTTATTGTTGAAAGAAAATACGATAATGTAGACGATCTAAAAGAGACAATCAGTACAAATTATTGGGTAGAGATAGAGGGGGAGGTGATAGCAGTAGCTGATGGGTATGTGAAGATCAAAGGAACGAGCAAATTCTTGGGTGTACCCTTTACAGTAAAAGAATGGTTTAGACTTGGAGCAAAAGATTATAGGGTTATACCATTTTCAGATTAAAATTAAATTTTAAATTAAACACTATGAATAAAAAACAAAAAGACAGATGTAGTGATATATTACAGTTTCCAAAATCAAACGAAAAACTTCTGATCACGATAGAGGAGGCCGATAATAAATACTATGTTGTCAGAATTAAAGACGGGGTGATCAAGAGAATATCCACGGGCTATACGGCAAAGGGGATAGAGAAAGAGTACACCTCTACCATTAAGACATACCAGTCAATCGGGTTTGTTAAATTGTAAAAACTAAACAATGAAAGTGATAGAATTGATTAATATATTAAAGTCTATACCTTACTCCAATGCCGAGATACATATCTCTATAGACAACAAGGGAAGCGAGTTTAAAGAGATCGAGGGCGTTTTCAAGGTTGGAGTAGAAGAAGACATCAAAGGAAACGAGATTAAGGGTTATATTATATACCCTACAAAGTAGATTGACACTACATATGGTTCGTGGTATAATGTAATGTAAAAATAAATTAAATAAATAATACTATGTTAATATATCTTAAAGACGATCGTGGTTATACAGCCACTATCAAAATTCTCAATACCTCGGCAGAATATACAATATCGTTTGATAACGACCATACGCTAGAGGAAAGACGGGTAATAACAAGTGAGGCCGATAAGAGGTATGCACTTGTATCTACAGTCCTTAAAAGGTTGTTAGAGCAGGGTTTTACCCTTGTAGAGATAGTTGGCGACAAGCCAATGAGAGTAAGAAGTTCGATTGTTTATGGAAGATCTGACAGTATACCCGTAGGGTTTAACAATGACGGGGATTATATTGGTTACTAATTAAATTTTTAAAACTATTATTATGGGTAGATATTATAGTGGAGATATAGAGGGCAAGTTTTGGTTCGGCATACAGTCTAGCGATGACGCAGATTTTTTTGGAGTTGATGGTTACGATACTCAAGAGTTACGCTATTACTATGGAGAAAGTGATTTGGACGGGGTTGAAGACGGGATTAAAGCGTGTAAAAAGGCTCTAGGTAGAAATGAAAAGAAGCTAGATGATTACTTTTCAAAAAACAATACTTACAATGAAAAGATGATAGCCGATCAAACGGGAATTGCTATAGAAAAAATACCTGATCTTTTGGAGTGGTATGCGAGGTTGGAGCTGGGAATTAAGATCAGAGATTGTATAAAGAAGAATGGTTATTGTAATTTTACAGCAGAATTATAGATTAAATTGTTAATATAGATTAATGGAGCAAAAGAAGTATGAGGAAGTAAAAACAACAATAGGGTACGACATACCACTTTCTGATGATACCTATGCCAAGGACAAGGCTAGTGTGTTCATTAGCTTTACCATAGGATCAGAGGAGTTGGATATGGATAGATACCAAGAGATCGCCGACAAGAAAGCCGATTATTTAGCAGAAAGGGTTGAGAAGATACTTGTGAACAAAGGAAAGAAGATGATAGAGAAATTGGTGGACTCTAAAGTGGAAGCAGTACGACAAGAGTACGAAGACAAACTAGCCAAGGCTAGGGAGATAGTAAAAAAATATAAATTAAATAATAAAAAATAAATGGAGCATAAAATTAACACAACAATAGAAGCTATTAGCAAAAAGTCTACTAAAAAAGATGGTACGCCATATATAGACAAGAATAAAAAGCCGTTTACTGTAGTAAGTATCAAACTGGGTGAAGATCTAATAAACGATACAGATTGGAGTGGGTGGTGTTCTTTTATGGATTACTCCAACGATTTTCAACTCAATACTGGGGATAGAATAACAGGAGTAATAAGTAAAAGGGAGGTAGATGACAAGATCTTTTGGAATTATAGATTTCCAAGCCGACTTGATGATCTAGAAGAAAGAATAGAAGCAATAGAAAACATATTAGCTAACAGAAAAGAGCCAGAAACACTAGAGGAAGTAGCAGAAGAAGACTATCCAGAAGAAGTAGTAGACGAAGAAGAGGAAATAGATTTACCATTTTAATTGTAACGAAACACAGATGGCAAGATATACAAAAGACGGGAAAGATTATATATCGGTAACACAACTTATTAATATTTTCTTTCCATTCAACGATGAGGGATTTGAAAAATGGTGCAAAGCCAATGGACACGATCCAGAGAAAATCAAAAGAGATAGTGCGAGAATGGGGACTAAGGTTAGCGAGTGGATAGAGAACGCTACGCTAGGAATTAGCGAATTGGACAGTCCTTGTACCATTGCCAAGGAAACAGGGCTTAAAACAGCCGTAGAGGACTTCCTAGGGGCATATAAAGTAGTTGCGTGTGAACAACCCGTATATTGCGATGAGTTCGGATACGCAGGTACATATGATATGAAAGTCATTATAGATGGTGAAGAGTATTTATGTGATAGTAAAACCTACGGAGCTTGGAACGGGAAGTATAAAAGAGACTCTTCTAAGATCAAAAAGGTTGCGTACCAAACAAGTATGTACTCATACGCTGATAATGGGACAGATAAATTAGCCCTTGTTGTGTTTAAAACAGACGGTACATACGAGATAGAAAAACTAAAATACACCGAAGACTGGATTAAGAAGATCGGGGAGTGTGAGGAAGAAATTAAATTATTATTAGAACAAAATGACAATAACACAACTCAACAAGAAGATCCCGAGTAACTACAAAATACAATGGATCAAAGCAAAGGAAGGGTTCAGTATGGAGTTACTCAAAGAGGGAGAGAGGGTGGTAAAAATAGGGGCATACTCTAAAGATACCGCTATCGGAGCTATGAAAGACTGGTTGGTTCTTAACAATCTATATGTTTGACTACAAGGGTCAAGTGTGGTATAATATCCCCGTAGTTAAAAACTACAGTTCTTTAACACACGATCCATCACCCCAAGGTGGTTTAGCAGTACCACCCGATGGATCTTTCCCCCTCCTTGGAACTCAAAAGGTCGCTGAGGAAAGGGAAAGGTTCATAATTAAAATAACAAGTTAATACTATGGTCGAAGTAAGTAACTGTTGTGGTGCTAAAGTTATAGGCTCGAATGGGTTTATAGGTAGGTGTAGCGACTGCGGGGAGGGTTGTGGAGTAGAGTATGTTAGGGAAGACATACCCGAAGTGAAAAATAAAGAAAGCATATACAGGAAGCCAAATAAAGGAAGTATGTATGATCTAGTAAAGTTGATACTAGAACAAGATAAAGAAGCAAGATCAAGTGATAGGAGACTAATATGGGCGGTGTACCAGAGTATGGGACACTTAAAAGACGGTATGCTTGATTATGAAAATTTTCTAATATGTCCAACGCCAGAGACAATAACTAGGGCTAGAAGAAAAGTTCAAGAGTTAAATCCAGATCTTGACGCCGACGAGTCTACTAAAAGAATTAGACGAAAAAGAGAATTAAAAGGCGGTTATTTTGTATTTAATGAGAGATATTGAATATGACGATATTGTTAGTGATTGTAGGAGTACCAATCCTTTTGTATGTAGTACTCCCAATAGTTTTTGGTCTTCTTGCTATGATCGGCGAGATATTACTAGAAACTTGGCAAGAGTGGACAAAGTAGTTCTTTAAAAGTTGGGTATTGTAAGACCTGTATAGCGCAACATAGCGAGGTATATAACTCGACCTGTGCTCTGTGAAAGGGATACAGAACAAGGAGGGACACGGACTCAGGCTATACACCGTTACTAAGTCGCCCTTTACCTGTTCGTACAAACGGGTAACTCACATATTACCAGCCTAGGTGGTGAATGTGTGGGTCTTAGAGTACCTAACAGTTCTTTTAAAATTAAGGTCGCCACTGGTTTAGTAGGGTTAAGTTACAGTTACTTCCTATGATAAAGGAGAGGTCGTTGGTTCAAATCCAACACGCCTTCGGGCGTTAGCTCAGATGGTAGAGCGCTAAATATACTGTAACACTTGACCCCTACATCAGGGGGTGCGAAACAACAGATACTTCTGGCTAAGATTTCTTTCCAAGAAATTAGTAGGTTCGATCCCTATACTCCCGAAAGGGTTTAAGCTGTTGTACTGTTCGCCCCTACTGAACTGGTGGTGAGAGGTCGGTTACTTCAATAATCATTGAAACTGTCGCTTCGGCGACTCCTACAGGTGAATGCCTGTGCCAAGTCGGGAGACATTAATTCCTTGTCTAATATATACAAGTCATATATTACCGACCTCGTTTACCCCTATTACCTCTCGCTAAGGAGGGTAAAGGAACAGATACTTCGAACTGCGGATTCAAAACGTGCTGTTCCACCTTTTTCCTCCTTAATGGGTGGTAATAAGTACGGTTACTTCTGGTCATGAAGCACAACGTGATGCTCGTTATTTCCGTACTTTACTTTCCCCTTAAATTTTTATTATTAAATCTATGTCAAGATTTAACACAAAGGTAGACAACACCACTACCAACAAAGCTGGTGGAAAAGCGTTTAAAATGAACGCAGAGCAAGAATTGCTACACGCAGTTCTAACAACATTTCTAGATGACAAGTATTACGAGAGTGGAGACAACAGACTCACAAGAATACAGGGTTTGGTCGCAAAGTGCGATCCTGTTTTTGTCGCAAACCTAGCGTATGTATCAAGGATAGAGTTCAATCTAAGAAGTGTATCAACTGTGCTCTTAGGAGAGTTGGCCAAAATACACAAAGGAGATGATCTTGTAATGAGGGCTATTAAAAACACCGTTACAAGGGTTGATGATCTAACAGAGTTAGCTTCATACTTAGAGTGTAAACTACCAAAGCAGGTAAAAAGAGGTATTAGAAGAGCTTTATACAAATTCTCTCCATACAAACTAGCTAAATATAGAGGAGAAAAGAAGGAGGTTAAACTGGTAGACATATTTAATATGGTTCACCCAAAGCCTCAATTTGCGACAGAAGAGCAACAAAAGGCTTGGAAGGATTTGATTGAGGGAAACTTGAAATCAACAGGTAAAACTTGGGAGGCGGTAATTTCATCTTCTAACGCCGAGAACAAGAAAGATAATTGGGAGAAGCTAATACTAGAAAACAAAATGGGATATATGGCATTACTTAGAAATTTAAACAACCTCATTAAGAACGACGTATCTCAAGAGGTTCTAAATAAGGCTATAGCCAAGCTAACAGACAGAGAAGAGGTTAAAAGGTCTAAACAATTACCATTTAGGTTTGTTACTGCATACGACAATGTAAGTGGAAACAGACAATTAACAGACGCAATATCTGTAGCTATGGATTATGCAGTAGACAATACTCCAGAATTAAATGGTAGTACATTGATAGCTATTGACTGTTCTGGATCAATGAGTGGAAGACCAATGGAAATAGCTTCTATCTTTGGATCTACGTTGGCAAAGGCAAACGTAAATGCAGATCTAATTCTTTATGATACAAGCGTTTACGAGTTTGCATTTTCTAGTAGAATGCCAGTAATAGATTTAGCAAAGAAGATACAATCGGAGGCTAGGGGTGGTGGTACAAATACATCTTTAGTTTTTGCATATGCAGAGGACAAGAGAAAGGAATACGACAGAATAATCATAATTTCTGATAACGAGTCTTGGGCAGATAGTTATGGTTGGTATGGAAGAGAAGGTGGTACACAAGCACAGTATAACCAATATAAGAATATTATGAAAATAGATCCTTATGTATACGCAATAGATATTGAAGGATACGGAACTAAAGATATTTCAAGCCAAAGAGTAATACACTTAACAGGTTGGTCGGATAGACTATTAGACTTTATTGGAATATATGAAAAAGGAGGTTCTATGGTTGAGTATATTAAATCGATAGTGCTAGAGTAAGACTTTATGGTGCAACGTAAAGAGGGTGAAACGTTGGCAAATGTTGTCCCTACTACCAGATATATATGGAAAGTAAAATCAACAGCCAGAGTATGTTCTTTAAGGTATTGAGTGAGGTACTCTATGGAGTCTTCGATCTCGTCTCAAACATAGAGTATCTCATTGAGTATGTTCTTTGATAGCTTGGTGGGGAGTGTGGAACTTCGAAACCTATAACTAATACATTGTTAGGGACGGGTGGACACGAATTGGAGAGGGTAATGTCCTCGTGGCACTCCAGACCGAGTTATTAAAGATTAGTTAATTTTATTTATATAGAGATATGAAAAAAAGAGATATGAAGTTAATTTAATTTAAGCAAGGAGCAGGGAGATGAAACCATTTGTAAAGATAATTCGTGAAGATTATAAAAAGGAGTCCATAGGAGTCACGCACTATGGATATTTGAGAGTAGACATAGACTGGGACAAGGGAACTGTAGTTTTCTCCGAGAGTACAAGCGAACCGTTTTTGACAAAAATCAAACATTGGCTTCTTAGAAAGTTTATGGTGAATTGTGGCTGGATAATGGTGGAAAGAAAATCGGGTAGACTATATAAAGATGGCGTTGTTTATGTTCCGAAAGACTCTGATAAGCTGTATAAAAATGGAGTTAAGAACTGGAAAACAGGAAGAACTAATTTGTCTGGTAAAACCTATGAAGATTAGAACACATAATAAACAGGTTGAAGCAATGATTAAAGAAATATTCCTCGAAGAAACGGGAAACATACCAGACAGGGCTGTTCGCAGAGTTCTTGAGTTATTTGAAGATTTTGAAACAGCGGATATAGAAACAATAACCCTATCTAAGAGGGCATATCTGAGAACGATTGAGGAAAGCAAACAGGCTGGTATCGTAATTGGGAGACAAGAGGCGGCGAATTCTGATATGAGTGAAGACTAGTTAATTTTATTTATATAGAGAAAGTAGAGCAACTATGAAGAAAGAAGAACTAAGGGAAAGGCTAAATAGTTATATTGGAGATTACAGTGATTTAGATATGCTAACAGAGTTTGTTTTGAAAGAACTAGACAAAGCAAGGGAAGAGGAAAGGGATAGAACGGTAAATATAATAGAGGGTATGAAGTACAAGGGTGATACCGAGAAATTCAAACATATAAAAATAACCCACGATTGTAAAACTGTAGAGGAGTATATCTGGTTTATAGGAGGTATGACATTAAACAGAGTTTTATCTAAATTAAGACAATAAGTAATATGGAGAAGAAAGAAAATACAGGAACAAAGCTAAATGTGTTGTTGTGTAATTTAGTTGACTATGTCAGAGGAGATGACAGACCATTAGTATTTGCAGTTATGCAGGAGATTACAGAATATTTTGAACAAGAACTAGATAAAGCAAGGGAAGAGGTGGCTAGATTCAATGATGATGAAATAGGGAGGATTCACCAGTTAATGAATGATGATAAGGATAAAGAACAAGCAGATAGACAGCTTGACCTTCAGATTGCATATAAGTTGTCGGAACTAAGAATAGAAGATGAGAAAGGTTCACAAATAGGAACGTTCAAAGACGGAATCATGAGATCTTTTACATACGAAAATCTTATAAAGCTTTGCAATGAGAATAGTACAAGTATTGACACCGATGAGATAGAGATATTCGTACCATACATATTTAAGGCTGGAGCAATGGAAGTAGCAAAAGAGCTTAACGAAAAATATCACGGCAATAAATCTGTTAATATACACACATCAGCTGGTCGTTTTTTGTACCTGTGGGGAATCAGGTGTGGAAATAAATACGCCTTCTCAATAGGAGATAATTGTAAATTAGAGAATTAATTATGAAAAAATACTGGGTATCATTCGCACACACAAAAAAGAAAACAACTTCTATGGGAAACGTTTCTGTTCTTACAGAAAGAAGACCCTCTGCTACAGATCTTGAGGACTGGAGAGAAGAGATCAAGGAGATGACTGGTGCAGACGAGTTAGTTATAAATAATTTTAACGAAATTTCAATGGAAAAAGACGAAAAGTTAAAGCTCATAATAAGCATAATTATATATGCTTTAATTTCTATTGTGCTAGGCACTTCTCTGGTATACCTGCTGTTTGAGTTCCTCAAACTATTAGGCGGTATGGGAAGTATCTACTAATATTTAAATTATTATTTCTAAACTATGGGAAGACCCAAAAAGAAGGCAAGATGGAGTCTTGCAAGTAAGTCTAAAACCGAGTTGATAGAAATGGTAAAGGTGTTGTTCTTTGCGCTATGTGCGTACGCATTCTTTATCGGGTTTCTATTAGGGGTTTTAACAGCATAAATAAATTTATATAAATACAAATGGACACAGAATTAACTTACGAAGAGAAACAGACTAAACTCTGGATAAAAAGGATCTCTTATTCCATTGTGGGGTTCTTAGCGCTGATAATTATCCTAAGCAGTTTTACTATAATTCGACAAGGGGAGGTCGGCGTCGTAACAAGATTTGGACGTGCAACAGGCAGAGAAATGAATCCAGGATTAAACTTCAAAGCACCAATCATCGAGGGTGTAACAAGGTTTGATACAAAAATAAAAAGAGCAGACGCTAACGCTGGTGCTGGAACAAAGGATCTTCAAACTGTTAACACTTCTATCGTACTAAACTACCACATTCAAGGAGCAGATACCTCTGATATATTTAGTAACCTTGGTGATGATGACAAGCTTTTTGATAAAGTCATATACCCAGCAATACAAGAGGTCGTAAAAGCTTCTTTCTCACAATATAAGGCTGAGGAGCTATTAACAAAAAGAGAAGAGGTTAAAACCGTTATAGATGTAAAACTATCCGAAAGGCTATTAACATACTGGGTATATATCGATGACATCTCTGTAACAGATATCACCTTTAGTGAAGAGTTTGATAAGGCTATCGAGGCAAAACAGGTTGCAGAACAGGAGGCTCAAAAGGCTCAGTATGAAAAGCAGAAGGCCATTACAGACAAAGAGGCCGAGGTAGAAAAGGCTAAATTAGACGTCGAAAAAGCAAAGGCGATAGCAGAACAAAACAGACTACAAACCAAGGAACTTTCCCAACAAATACTACAGAAAATGTGGTTAGAAAAATGGGACGGTAAACTTCCACAAGTAATGGGTGGTGACGGATCATCTTTAATATATAACCTAAACAAATAATTAAAAATGGAAGTAATCTGTAGTCTCATTTCTGGAGGACTGTGTGCAATTATCATAGGACTGTTAATTCGCCAAGCCGTAAAGAAATAATAAGAGGGGGCAATGAGCCCCTTCTCTATTGACAGAATATTAATACCGTGGTATTTTGAAGTATGAAAGAGGTAGTAGTATTCAAAATTAATGGTTTACCAGTATCAGAGAACGAAGCGGTTAGAATGACTTCTAGAGGAGGTTATAAGACAAAAAAGTTCAAGGAGTGGGAAAAACTAGTTAGTTTACAAAAAGAAAAAATAATTGATAAGTGTGAGTGGTATGGCTACGAGGCCATTTTTCATTTTCCCCTGTATTATAAAAACGGAAACATAAAAAAGAAGGACGGGCACAATATGATTAAATACGCAGTAGACACTGTACTATCAAGGGTCAGAGATACAGACGGTAACGAAATAGACGATTGTAGAATATTAGAAGGTAGTCATTGTAAGATAGATAGTGAAGATCTTTATATGGAGATAGCTTTTTATTGTATATCATGAACCCATACTGGCAAAGGAGATGTGAACGCTGTGGGAATGCGTACGAACCATTACACAAGCACCACATCTATCGAAGAGTTAACAATAAGGAGGTGGTAGTAGACTTGTGCTACAAATGCCACCACTGGGTACACATGAACCCAGCAAAAGCCCAAAAAGAGGGGTATTATGAAAAGTTATCCACAATTGACACTAAAAAACAAAAGTAGTAAAATATAATATGGAATTATCAGAAATAAGAAAGGAACAATTTAATACAAACGAGTCGTTAAAGGAGGTCGAAAAGATTAGGCAAGATATATTGAGCCGTGGTACTACAAACATTCCAGAGCATCAATTAGCAGACGCTGTTTTAACGCTTTCTATGTATATGGTAAACATTGGACAGTTGTTTGTGGATCTTGGTAGCATAGCGGACGATGACGAAGAGGAATATAAGTCGAAGTTAAACGAAGAGTACTTGAGATTGAAAGAAGAGGCTATTAAGAACGACGAGAAATTGAGCGATAAAAATGCCGAAAGTATTGCCTCTAAAAACTGTAGCGAATTAAAAGAAAAGAGCAAGGCTAGTAGGGATAAGTATAATTTTGTAATGAGGTACTACAAAGACATTGAAAGGATTATTAGCACCGCCCAGAGTAAAATGAGAGTAGGATCCTCCGACATGGTGAGGAGCAATTTATAATGAAAGAATTATCAGAAGATAGAATCCGAATAATAAAGGAATACCTCGAGGGAGAGCCAGTTATCAAAATGGCAGAGAAGAGAGGTATAAGTAGGGAGGCTGTATACCAGACACTAAGAAGACTTGAGAATTGGGATCAAATAAAAGAATCAAAACAAGAAGAAAGAGTAACAGGAAACAAAGAGGTAGCCTACGAGGCTGCCAATCAAATAAAGAAAGGAAGGAACGTTAGCGATGTTCTAGACGAATACAACATTTCAGCCACAACGCTTTACAGGTATCATCCAGAAATGTCTTCCTATAAAAGAAAACAGAGTTATAAGATTACAGAAAAGATAGCCAAGGACTGGGAGGCTGGTATGACTTATGTTGAAATATCTAAAAAGTATGATATGTTCATATCAAACATTCAAAGGAGATTACACTTATACTATGGAAACAAGTGGAAGGAAGCAAAGAAGAATCGCAAACTAAATTCCAGAAAATAGGTTCTCGATCTCGTCCATCTGTAGAGATCTTCTCGTTTTAGCCTGTAAAACAGGTTCTTTGTTCTCGTCGCCGTATCTATTGCTCTTAAAGAGTTTAGAGCTGTTGCCAGTTATCCATCTAAAAAAATTGTCGTATTCACGCATTGCCTTTGATGTTAAACAATAATCTCCGTCTACCTGAGCCAAGAGTCCACTGTTTACCGCCCAATCTGCCCGTGTCTTTACTATTTTTCCTAATTGATTCGAATCTATATACTCTAACATTTCTAAAAAGGTTCAAGTTATATAAAACACACCCTAGCCAGGAACCCCTGGCCCTACCCCCTATAATCCCCCTAATAGAGAAAAATGGAGCGCATTCAAACAACCATTTCTGGTTTCTATAGTATAAAGAGCTTAATTCGTATACGATTAGTGATACACACCCCGTGCCTATCACCCCTGTACGTCCCTACCCAGGGTATTCCCCTGCTTAGCAAAACCTGTTGGCTAGAGCTTGACGTTGGGCTCTACAAATTGCTAATCCCTCGGTTCATTAAGAACTCGGTGCAGTTGGAGAAGGCGCTACTGTTCACCAACTGCTCTAAATTCTTAGTGAATAGTCATTGGGCTGTGTGGCTTAGTCATACCTTTCAGCCCCCGAATGTAAATTTCCTAGACTAACTTCTGGACTACGGATCGGGTCTCAGCCAATCCTAAAGAGCGAAACGCAAAAACCACCCGAGGGTGGCTTAGCGATGAAAACACGACGTTAAATTCCAGTTAACGAAATTTACGTTGATTGTTTTTAACTTCGTATTTTCCATAATAAGTTATATATCAAACAAAACAACTTTTCAATACTTTTTAACTACAGGTTTTCAAGGGGGATGTTTATACTCTAACGAGATATGTGTAACAAACCCCCTTGCAACCCTATCTTCGTCGATGTCTTTTTTCTTTTCTCCTCTTACTACGGGCTTTACCGTTTGGGTACCCACTCTCTTCATGGCATTCTCTGTGACAATTAGCACACAATAAAATACAATTTTCTGGGGTATTAGGGCCGTGCTGACACCTTGGTATAACGTGATGAACTGTAAGAGGATTGCCCTTTGATCCTTCGCAACCGCAAAACTTACACACAACATCTCTTTCATGGACGATAACCTTATAGTTTTTCATTTCATCCTCCCATATTTTTGTCGTCCAACAACCCCTCCATCTTTCTTAAAATGGTGAGATTATTGTTAACAGCATAAACAATACAGCAGATAATTAAGAACCCATACTTATCAGAGCAGAGGTATAGCGCGCAGTCATATGATTCTTTTGATCCGCAATCAATACAAGAATAAAACACAGTTTTCATTATGACACCTCCGACAGGTTGTTAAAGAGCCTTCCAATAAGGACTCATCTGGTTAGTACAGCGCCATACCAACCAGTCAGTCTTTATTACTCTCTCAAGTATCCAGCCATTGTCTCTAGCATTTTATCAGTATCACTCATAGGTCTTATCATCTTTCTATCATGATTTAATATTACCCAACTCATTCCACGTTGCTCCTCTGGTATTGATCCATAACCTTTCCTTCTTCCATAGCCATCAACCCTCTTATATGTTCCCGTTACCATTGCAACGCCGTCTCTTCCACCACCACCAAACTCCTTTATTGGTTGTTCTGCAAGCCCTTTTCTGTGGGTATGAGCCACCATTGCTACGTCAATATTTTGGTATTCTCTGTGCATTCTTACGCCTGGGTGTGCATTTGTATAAATACTTGAACCAGGTGCTTCATGAGCACCAGCTAGATTATAAGTAACCTTAGACCCATCAGGTGCTACTAAACCTAGCTTAATAAAACCAACACCGTGAAATACAGGGCATCCAAATTTCTCACTAAACTCGTGATACTTTGTTGTTATTCCAGCTTTTCTCTCCCAGTCGAAATCGTGATTTCCCATCCAAGAGCCGAGCATTTTACCCTTAATTTCTTCAAGGATAGATCGCATATACGAATATTGTTCTGTGGAATTAAAATAATCTTCGTCCTGTGCTGGGTTCCAGAAGAACGAATCGGTAAGATCTCCAAGGGTAAACACTCTACATAAAGGGTGCTCCTTTATCACCTGAACATCTTTACCTAATTTTTTAAAGTCAACCTTTGGGCTTCCGAGGTGCAAATCACCTAAAAGTCCGATTGCTATTGGTCGGTCAGTTGGTATATCTATTTCAATATACTCTTGAATTGGGTCAAGTTCCTGATCCAATTCTTGTCTCCTTTCCATTTCCTGTTGCCAAAATGAAAAGTCTCTATAAAATGTAGTAAAATCTTTACTGTAAATGGGTTCCCCTACAGCCTGCTGTTCATAGAATATTTGTGATCTACTCTTAAAGCTGCTCTCGTCTGGACCCGTGAATATACCTTCTCTCATTGTGCGCCTACTTATATTAACTACTAAACCAGGCCACCCTACATAGGTGGTCGCTCCCATAAGGAATGGCCCAGTTAAATTTTAAAGAACTAATAAAAAAGGGCCAGCGGCCCTCTTCTTACTTACCCTCGGTATCGGCAAATGTTATTGCCTCTCTGGCTACTTCTCTGTTTAGCTTATCAGCACCAGCTTTCCATAGAGCAAGAAGCTGTTGAACAATTATTACTGCAACGACTTTCCAATTTGCAACATCTAGCAATTCCGAAACATCTCTTAGGTTTACAAAAACCTCATATAGTGCGTACAAAACAATAGGAACTAATACAACCATTGCAGACACTATCTGCGCATTTAAGTTGTTATAGATCCTAATTAACGCAGCAGCTACGTTTTGATTTTTAACATACTCCTCTATTAGGATTATGATTAATGGTTTATCCATTATATTATATTAATAATTTAGTTAAATAAATTGTAAATGATAGCTACTCCCATAGATATGGCTAAAATACCAACCAATATCATTCCAGTAGCAAGTGCTAACCAGAATATATTTATCATTAATGTCTCTATCATTCTTTCCTTCCTCTTTCGTTTTTTATAAAAACAATCAAAATTGATTTGACTCACTATCGTGGTCTTACAAATTAAGCCTACTTTACGGCGTTTATACGCCTTTGTATTTCGGCAAGTAGATTATCAGTACTTGAAACCTGAATACTACTATCCTTTAGTTTTACAATTTCATTATTTGCACTTTCTAAAAGTTTTTGCAACTCTATAACTTTTTCATTGGAAATACTTAATTCTTTTTTTAGAGATTCTATTTCTTTCTTGAGTTTATCTAACTCAGATTCTTGTGGCGGTTGTGGGACTGGATTAACTCCACTTAGTATCTCGTTAGCCCTTGCTATAACACCTTTTAACCAACCACTAGAGTGTGTTCCTACGTTCTTTCCAGGACAGGCTGTGGCTGTTTGAGAAACCTCTTTGTGTCCACGGACATTAACATTTACCTTATATTGTTTTTCAAATCTGGCAATTAACTGTGCTAACGCTTCTTTTTGTTTATCAGTAGGAACCTCTTCTTCATAATTTCCATCCAAACAAACGCCAATTCCGTAGTAATTAAATTGGCCATTAGAACCATCCGAAGCATGGTAAACCACATATTTTTCATCTTGAACTTGTAGTGTAGATCCGTCCTGTGCAATCAGCCAATGGTATCTTATATATTTATAACCTTTCTCCCCTGGAGTGTCGCAACCCCAACCAATAGATTTTGTCTTATGATATGCGTCATAAGACTTTGCTCTCGCCTTTAACTCTGATAAATTCTTTGCACCTGGCTTTACTGCGCTGTGGTGCACTGCTATATTTGCAGGATTTCCTTTTCTTACAATCATCGTTATTAGTAGATTAATTTATATAAATTACCACACTTAATATCTAGTGTCAATGCTGGTTGCTGGTAAATCGGGATAATTTTGCTCTCGAAACCTATTCGCTTGATTTATTAATGAAGACAACGCTTCAACCCAGCTATCATTATAATTATACCTTGCTGTGTATGGACTACCAGATCCGTACCCACTTAGAGAACCTCCCCAGTCGGTTATCTTATTTCTACCCCCATACTGCTTAGCTATTTGTGGAAGGTATGTATCTAACCAACCTTCTAATGTGTCGCCAGCAAAACCCATATCCCCACTATCTGTTACTCCCCACCCAAAATAATTGTTAGGAGAGTCTTTAGGGTAATATCTTGCCCAACCACCTTCTTGTGCAGATAAGGCCAAGGCCATATATGGGTCTAAACCATATT